TGACCTACTACGATCTCGAACTCGGCGCGAAGTTCCTCTATCCGGTGCTGACCCCGCTCCGCAACGAGATCCCGCGCGTCTCCGGCAAGGGCGGCATTCAGGCGAACTGGCGCGCTGTCACTGGCGTGAACACCACGGGCCTGCGTATCGGCGTCTCTGGCGGCAATCGCGGCGCCGTGCAGGCGGTGTCCACGCAGGACTACAACGCGGCCTATAAGGGCATTGGCCTTGAAACGACCGTGGACTTCGAAGCGCAGTATGCAGGTGCTGGCTTCGACGACATCCGCGCGATCGCGTCCAAGACTGGCCTCGAGGCCACCATGCTCGGCGAGGAAATCTTGCTCCTCGGCGGCAACACGAGCGTTCCGCTCGGCCAGCCAAGCCAGCCGGTTCTGTCGGCCGGCACCGCTGGCGCGATGTCGGATGGCACCGTGTCGGTCATCGTCGCCGCGCTCTCGCTCGACGCGGTGGTGAATGGATCTGTTGTCGGCGGCGTGCAGGGCTCGATCACCCGCACCAACGCGGACGGCTCGACCGATACGTTCGGCGGCGGCACCGGCAAGCTGTCGGCGAACACCACCATCACCCTCAACGGTGGCGGCGCGAATCAGTCCATCGGCGCAACGGTCGCGGCGGTGAACGGCGCGTGCGGCTATGCGTGGTTCTGGGGTGCGGCGGGCTCCGAGAAGCTCGGTGCGATCACGTCGATTAACTCGCTCGTGATCACTGCCGATGCGACCGGCACGCAGACCGCGACCTCGCTCGGCGCGAACGACAACTCGACGAACAATCTGGTTTTCGATGGCCTGCTCTATCAGGCCTTCAAGCCGGGTTCGAACGCCTACATCAAGTTCATGCCCACGGGCGTGGCGGGTGTCGGCTCCACCCTGACCGGCGACGGCGCGGGTGGCATCGTCGAAATCGACGCGCTCCTCAAGGACCGTTGGGACAACTATCGTCTGTCCCCGGACACCATGTGGGTGAACTCGCAGGAGGCCCAGAACATTTCCCGCAAAATCCTTGCGGGCAATGCGAACGCGACTCAGCGGTTCGTCTTTACCTCGGCGCAGGATGCGTTGTCGGGTGGCATCGTTATGAGCACCTACAACAACAAATTCAGCATGGCCGGGGCGAAGGTCCTGCAGATCCGCATCCACCCGAATATGCCTCCGGGCACCATCCTGTTCACGTCCCGCTCGCTGCCCTATCCGATCAGCGGCGTTAACAACGTGATTCAGGTTCGGACCCGGCAGGACTATTACCAGATCGAGTGGCCGCTCCGGGCTCGTCGCTATGAGTACGGCGTCTATGCGGACGAGGTTCTGCAGAACTACTTCCCGCCGTCGATGGCCGTCCTGACGAACATCGCGAACGGATAGCCTTCACGCGCGTTGACGTGACGAGGGGCCGCTGCCACAAATTGGCCGCGGCCCCTTTTTGTTTTTAGAAACCTCATGGAGAAAAGCTATGTCCCGTCAGTCTCTTGCCCTGCCCGAAGGCATGGCGTCGATCTCGGCATTTGGTCAGCAGTACGGCGAGAACGGCGTGGTGCGCGACGTCGAACCCCACATCGCTCGCGAAATCATGTCCCATGACCCGCGAATCGTCGCGTTCATTCCGGGTTCCGACAACGACCCCGAGAATATTCGCACCGCCAAAGGCAAGCGCGCGCAGGCGATCGCCCGTCTCGGGATGATCGAGGACCGCCGCGAACTGTTCAACATCGCCCGCCATATGGGCGTCCCGGCGTCGGCCACGCTCAAGAACGTCGAACTCAAGGAGAAGCTGGTCAACGCGCTGGCGGAATGTCCAGAGGACGAGATCCCGTTGATCGTTGCGCCTGCGGGTGAAGCGGCCCCCGGCACGATCTTGGCCGACGATGTTGCGGCGCAGGCCAACCGTGGAAACGATGCGCTCGGCAAGCAACCCGCCCGCCCGGCTCATGCTGGCGGCGCTACGTTCTCGCAGGGCGGTCCGTCGAACCACACGCCAGCGCCCGCACCGACTGGCCCGGCGCCGTCTGGGGCTGGCCTCGTGACGCCTACGGGCACGCAACAGCCGCCCTACAATCAACTCGACACCGGCACCGGCAAGCCGACCAACGATCAGGGCGCGGCTCCCTATCCGCTGGCGGTGCCGCCGATCGACCCGGAAACGGGCCTGCCATACCGTGAGGGCGACCCGCGCATCCCGGAAGCTGCTCGCGCGCCGGTTCGCGTGGAGGGCGATTCGGTCGACCACGTTGACGGCGTGGCCGAGGCTGTCCATCATTCGGCCAAGCGTATCGACGCTGCGGTCGAGGACGTCCGCGCCAGCCGAAAGGTCTAACCGATGCCCGTGACCGCGAATCCCATCGACCTCACGACGCTCGCCAACGTCAAGGCGTGGCTCGCGATCACCGGCAGCCAGCAGGACGACATTCTGCAACGGACGATCACCGCCGTGTCGCGGTTCATTCTGACGTTCCTGTCGCGCAGTGTTCTCCCCGCGAATTACTCGGACCGTTACGACGGTGCGGGCTCGCGGGGGGTGCAGCGAATCATGCTCAAGAACTGGCCGGTGATCTCGGTGTCATCGGTCTTTCTAGGATCCACGGCAATCGCCGCCGCTCCCATTCCTGGCCCCGGCGTCGCATGGGGTTCGGGCTATCTGCTCTCGCCCGGTGATGACTTCCCGCCCGGCTCGCAGCAATGGCTGGATTTTCACGGCGATTTTCTCTGCCCGGGCGGCCAGAACGTCGGGGTCTCCTATCGCGCTGGCTATGCCACGTCCGAAACGTGGGCCATTCCCGGGTCGCCTTACCAGATCACGCCGAACGCGCTCCTCGGCATGGCGGTGTCCGATGAAGGCGTGACGATCGACGGCGTGGCGGCCGTTCGCGTGGCGACTGCGCCCATGGCTGGTCAATATTCGATTTCATACGCCGCCAGCATCCCAACCTATCTGTTCAACGTCGCCGACACTGGAAAAACGGCAGTCCTCACCTACGGTTATGTACCGCAGGACCTATCGCAGGCCGCAATGGAAATGATCGCGTTCCGGGTCAAGTCGAAGGAATGGATTGGGCTCGTGTCCAAGTCGCTCGGCGGTCAGGAGACCGTGTCGTTCTCCCAGAAGGACATGCCGGATTACGTCTCGACAGCGCTACAATCCTACAAGCGGGTTTTCTAACCCTCGCGGGGCGAACCGTGGTTTTCAAGATCGAACTCAAGGGCGACGCCGCGCTGATCGCCCGAATCGATGCCACCCCGCCCGCGCTGCGTACGGAATTGACCAAGGCCGTCACCGCCAGCGTTCTGCAACTCGAGGCCTATATCAAAAACGAAAAGCTGTCCGGGCAGGTTCTGCACGTCGTCTCCGGCGATCTGCGGCGCTCGGTGCACGCGGTGCTGCCGGTGACCCAGACGGCCACGGGCGTGATCGGCAAGGTCGCGCAATCCGGTGACGTCAAGTACGGTGCGATTCATGAGTTCGGCGGCATGACCAAGCCGCACGACATCGTGGCGACCAAGGCGAAGGCGCTCTCGTTCATGATGAACGGCAAGCAGGTTTTTTTCAAAAGCGTACACCACCCTGGCTCCAAGATGCCGGAGCGGTCCTATATGCGCTCGTCGCTGGCCGACCTGCGGGACGTTATCGTGGCCCGGCTCAAGGCTGCGGCCGTCCGCGGCGTTTCCACCATCCACAAGGACTGACCGATGCCAAGCACCCCGGGTTTCTTCAATTTCAGCCGAGAACCTATTTTCGCCGCCCTGTTCGAGATCGGGTGGGCGGCCATGGCGTGGCAGAACAGCAAGGCGTCCGCCCGCCGCGTGAAACTGTTCTCCGACGTGCCGACCGAGCAGCGGCCGGCCTTCTTCCAGTTCGAGGGCCACGAGGAAACCTACGATTGGTCCTCGAATGCCCAGAGCCCCAAGGTCATCCTGCAGGCCTCGTGGTTCATCTATACGTCGGCGCCGGAGCCAATCATCGGTTCGACGCTGTTGAACGAGGCGCTCGACGCGCTGGCGACTGCGCTCATCCCGCGCGGATCCGACGTCGTGAACGCTGGACGGCTCACGCTCGGTGGTCTAGTGCATTCGGCGAGGATTCAAGGTAGCGTCACGCGCGTGCCGGGCGACCTCGACAGCGACGGCATGGCGATCGTGCCAGTTCGGATTTTGGTCAACGCCTAAAAGGGGCAGAGGAGCAATCGCTATGACGGGTTTCGCAGTTTTCGGTCCGGGCATCCTGAAGGCCAAGCGCCTCGACATTCCCGACCAGACGCCGATCAACGTGGGCTATGCAAATGAGTTTTCGTTCGACCTCGCTGGCTC